GCTACACCGTCGGGGCGGTCGATACCTGCGCTGCGGGCTTCGGCGCGCCGCATATCCGACAGCGGCTCTATTGGGTCGGACGGCGAGAAGGGGTGGGCCACGCCCACAACACGGGACTGGAAGTCGGGCGGAGCGGACCTGACGAACTCGTGGGTGCGCAAGGACGGGAAGCTGCGCAACGACCTGCTGGACTATCAGGCGTGGGCGGCGGGCTGGCCCAGCCCCACGACACCGAGCGGCGGCCAGACCTTCCCGGACGGGACGAGCGCGACGGGACAGACGCCGGACGGTCGCAAGGTGCAGGTCACGTTGGGGCTGGTAGCGGATCAGGCGGGCTGGCCGACGACACGGGCGGCGGACGGCGAGAAGAACGTGCGGACGGTCGAGGGGTCGCTGCGGGAGATCGAGCGGAAAGGCTCTCCGCAAGACCTGTCGATGGCGGCTGCGATCTCGGGCTGGCCGACGGCGACAACAGGCGACGCGAAGGCGCGCGACTACCAGCGCAGCGGCTCGTCGGGGAAAGTGAATTTGGCGCTTTGCGGAGCGGCGAAGTTGGCCTCGTCGACCGAGAACATACAGACGGGGGCGAGGCGAGAACTGGGCCTGCCCCCGACGCACAGCCCGGCTCGACTAACGGCCTCTGGCGAGATGTTGATTGGCTCGCATGCCGGGATGGAAAGTGGCGGCCAGTTAGCGCCAGCCCACAGCCGCTGGCTTATGGGTCTGCCGAGAGCCTGGGACGTGTGCGGGATGCGAGTGCCCAAGCGTGCGAGGAAGAAATAAATGGCGTCCTCGAAATACCCGGAAACGAAACGGCCTTGCGAGACTTGTGGAGCGACCTTGTTGCGCAGACGGCATCCGAAGGATGGCCGCTTGGAAGGGTTCCGGGACTTTGCGAGGCGCCGTTTTTGCTCGCTTTCCTGCGCCAACTCGCGGAGCAAAGGCGGGGTATCTCGGAACGCCTATCTCTACCACGCGCGGAAACATCTCAAGGCGGCGTGCGAGGCGTGCGGCCAGACGACGGAATTGCATGCGCACCACGTCAACGAGGACTGGACGGACAATCGTCGGGCGAACATTCAGACCCTGTGCGTCTTCTGTCATCAATTCTGGCACGGGCTGCACAGGAGGCTTGGGCTCTCGACCACAAAGCCTATGCCGAGGCTTACTTCCCGCTTGCCGTCGGGTCTGAAAATCGGGTCGGACGGCTGCGCGGCTACGGCAATGCGATCAACCTCGCGCAAGCGCAAGGGTTCATAGAGGCGGTGATGTGATGACCGGAATTGACACAGTGACACTCACCAACGCCGGACTGCTCGAGGCGTTCGACTTCGCCAAGCGCGCGCAGGACCGTGCCGCTGCGGCGTTCCTCGCCAGGTTTCCGCCGGGCGCGACGATCTCATGGGACCGCAAGGGCGTGCAGTTCGGCCAGGTGGTCCGGCACGGAGCGTTCGGGCGCGTCTATGTGCGCAACGTCGAGACCGATGCGGAATACTGGGTCACGGTGGGCGACGTGCTCCGGGCGATGCGCACATGACCAGCGCGTCCGAGGCCCGCGTACAATCCGAGGTGCGGCTCGAGGCGGCGCGTCTCGGGATATACCTGTGGCGCAACCAGAACGGAGCGTTCGTACCGCCAGACCGCTCGCAACCCGTTTGCAAATGCTGTGGGCAGCACCCGCCGTCGCGTCGTCAGGTCCGGTTCGGCCTGGCCAATGAGAGCGCGCAGATCAATGCGGTGCTTAAGTCGTCCGATCTTGTTGGGTTCCGCGGTCACCTCGTGACCTTCGCGGATGTAGGTCGCACGTTACCTGTGTTTATGTCGCGGGAGTGCAAGCCGAAAGGATGGGTGTTCTCGGGGACGGAGCACGAGATCGCGCAGCAGCGTTGGCTCGACCTGATCAACCACAACGGCGGGGACGCGGCGTTCTGCTCGGGCCTCGGGAGCTTCTCCAAATGACCAAACGACCCATCCATGAGTTCCGCGCCGAGGAGGCCGCCGCCAAGGCCGCCCGCATCGCCGCCGTGCTCGAAGCGGCCATAGCCGAGGCGCAGGCCGACGGCTACCAGTGGATCAGCCGCGACGCCGTGGCGGCCCGCGCCGGCCTCTCGGCGGGCAGCGTCTCCAACGCTTTCGGGGGCATGCGCGCCCTCAAACGCCGCGTCATGGTCGAGGCGTGCGCCCGACCTATCCCCAGCATTGTCGCCCAGGGGCTTGCGGACGGGTCGGATATCGCCCGAAATGCCGCCCCGTCCGTCAAGGAAGCCGCGCTCGCGACGATCCGGTAATGATCACCCTCCCGCCTGCCCTCGCCGCGCTCGGCGCATGGCCGCAGTTTGTCTGCTGGTTCGCGCAGCCCAAGCCGGGCAACCCCGGCAAGCTGGACAAATTCCCGTGTGACTGGCGCACGGGGGCCGTTGTCGGCATCAACGACCGCGACGCCTGGACCACGCCCGACAACGCGCTGGCGGTGCACTCGGCCTATGACCGCGGGTGGGGGTCCGGCGCGGGCTTCGTCTTCACGGCGGACGACCCGTTTTTCTTCGCCGACATTGACGGCGCGGCGCAGGCAGATGGGACGTGGTCCCTCCTCGCGCAGAACGTCCTCGCGCGCTTCCCGGGCGCCGCCGTGGAGCTCTCGCAGTCGGGGCGTGGCCTTCATATCTTCGGCCGCGCCGCTCCGATGGCTCACGGCAAGCGCAACATCGCCCAGAACCTCGAACTGTACACCGAGGGCCGGTTCTGCGCCCTGACCGGCGTGGGCGCCCTCGGCGACGCCTCGACGGACCACACCCCCGCGCTCGCCCAGTATATCGCCGACTATTTTCCGGTGGTGAGCACCGGCGCCGCGGCGGGCTGGACGACCGAGCCGTGCGCCGAGTGGCGCGGCCCGACCGACGATGACGAGCTGATCCGCCGCATGCTCGCCAGCGGCCAACGCCAGACCGCCGCGCAAGCCTTCTCGACGGCCCCCACGGGCGCGGCGACCCTGCGCGACTTGTGGGAGGGCGACGCCGACGCCATGGCCCGCCAGTGGCCCGGAGAGGGCGGCAAGGCGTACAACGCCTCAAGCGCCGACATGGCGCTGGCCAACCACCTGGCATGGTGGACCGGCCGGGACTGCGACCGCATCGAGCGCCTCATGCGCCGCTCGGCCCTCATGCGCGAGAAGTGGGACACGCACCGCACCTATCTGGTCGACACGATCACGCAAGCCGCCGCGTTTATCCGCGGTTGCCTCACCGACCCCGCGCCGGCCGCCGTGGCCACCGAGGCGCAGGTCGTCGCCGCGGTCGAGGCCGGGCGCACGCTCCGGGACGCGGCGCGCGAGTTCATGGGCGCGTTTGACCAGATCGAGCATTTCGACGGGTGTTTCTTCCTCGCCGACCGGGCCCGCATCTATGACATGCGCGCCAACTCGATCGTGCAGCGCGCCACCTTCGACGTGACCCGCGGCGGCCATCTGTTCGTGCTGGACCCGGGCAACGCAAAGACCACGGCGAGCGCGTGGGAAGCCTTCACGCTCTCGCGGGTCAACGCGCCTCTCGTCGTCAACGACGTGTGTTTCCGCCCCGAGGTCGCGCCGGGTGCTATCGTCCGGGCCGCCGAGCGCACCCTGGTCAACTCGTACGTGCCGTACACCGCCCGGGCCGCCGAGGGCGACGCCTCGCCCTTCCTCGACCTGCTCGGCAAGATGCTGCCCATCGAGCGCGACCGCATGCTGCTGCTCTCGTGGATGGCCAGTTTTGCGCAAAATCCGGGCGTCAAGTTCCAATGGTGGCCGGTGCTGCAGGGCGCCCGGGGCAACGGCAAGACGCTGCTGCTCGAGATCATGGGCTACATTGCCGGCGAGCACTACACGCACCTCCCCGACGCGCAGGCCATGGCCAAGGGCTCGCAGTTCAACGGCTGGGTGGAGCGCAAGCTCTTCATCGGCATCGAGGAGATCAAGGCGGCCGACCGGCGCGAGATGATCGAGGGCATGAAGACCCTCGTGACCAACCGCCGCATGGGCATGGAGAAAAAGGGCCTCGACCAGTTCACCGGGGACAACGCCGCCAACGGCATGATCACCACCAACCACAAGGACGGCCTGCCCCTGGACCCCGATGAGCGCCGCTATGCCGTCTGGTTCTGCGCGCAGCAGTGCGTCGAAGACCTGACCCGCGACGGCATGCATGGCGAGTACTTCCCGCGCCTGTACCAGTGGCTCCGCGGGGAAGGCGAGTGGGCGTCGCACGGACCGGACCACGGCAAGGCCGTCGTGACCCACTACCTGCGCACCATGCCGATCGCCGCCGAGATGGACCCGGCGCGCGGCCTGTCGAGAGCGCCGCGTACCTCCGCGACCGACGAGGCCATCGCCGCCAGTCTGGGCCGCGTCGAGCAAGAGATCCTCGAGGCGATCGACGAGGGACGGCCAGGCTTTGCGGGCGGGTGGGTGTCCAGCATCATGTTGGACCGGCTGCTCTCCGACGTGCGGGGCCACGTCGCCCGCAACAAGCGCAAGGAGCTGCTGGCCTCGCTGGGCTACGAGCCGCACCCGGCCCTCGCCGCCGGCCGCGTCAACGAGGTCGTGGCGCCCGACAACGGCAAGCCCAAGCTGTACGTCAAGCGCGGCCACCTCTCGGCCAACCTGACCACGGCCAAGGGCGTCGCCGAGGCGTACTCCAAGGCGCAGGCCACGGTCGCGCTCGGCACGGCGGCGCTCGCGTTCCGGCCGCCCGCATGAGCGAGACTTGACGCCGCAGCGTAGCTGTGAGACCGTGCCGCCGTTCCTCCCCCGGACACCCTCCTGCCCGTGACACCCCGTCGGCCTTGCGCTGGCGGGGTGTTTCGCTATAGGCTCCGCGCCATGTTGACCTTGCGCGCCTATTTGGCCCTCGCCGGCATCGGCCTCGTCGTTGCCCTCGCCTTGACGCTCATAGCGTGGGGCCGCGAGCGGGGGGTCTCGGCGGATCTGCGCGACGACCTGGCCACGGCCAACCGCCAGCACGCCGAGCAACTCAAGGCGGCCCGAGAACAGGGCGTGCGCAACGGCGCCGTCGCTGCCGCGCAGGCACAGGCGTGCGGCGTGGAAGGTTCGGCCGCGTTCGATCGCGGCGTCCAGGTGGGAATGGCGGTATGCGCAGCACGACGATAGCCTTGGCGGCTTGCGCGCTCCTCGGGGCTTGCGCGACCACGCCGGCGCCGGGCCCGGTGGTGCTGTGCGATACGGCCGGCGCTGCGCCCGCGGAGGCCGAGCCGACTGGGCCGGTGCTCACGGGGGCGCAGCGCCTCGCGGTCGACGTGGCCATCATTACCGCGCTCGGGCCGGACCTCGGCGCGGCGCTGATCCGCTACACGGACGTCGAGCACCCCGCGTGGGGCCGGCGCGCCGACGCCAGGGTCACGCAGACGGCGGCGTGGTGCGCGACGCTGGGCTGGGGATGACTGCGAGGGCTTGGACTTCGTAACCGCCTTGTGCGGCGAGAAATCCTCGAACAAAGCCCCCGTCAGTCGTCAGAACCCATCCATCATACTCGCCGGGCAGCGGTCCCTTCCTCGTGATGCGTCTGTATGCGTTAAGATGACGGGGGCGTCAAGGGCGGGGGTACCCCATGGCGTTAAAGCAGGTCAGGCACTTGCCGGTCTGGACGTGATGCTTGACGCGGCCGTGCGCCAGGCACTCGTCGAGGTACTCGTAATGACCCTCCCGCCGGGCCCATGCGCGAGCAGAGTTCACGTCCGTGCGCGGGCGCCGGCGGGCGCCGTTGACCGTAAAACACGCCGCGCATTTGGCGCTCTGTATGTGGTGGTCGCACCATTTGTGCTCGTCGCAATAGCTCGGGAAGAACTTGAGGCCCAGCTTGCGCGCCATCGGTCGAGACAGCGACGGATCTAGCTTGAGGCACTCAACGCACTGGTGCGTCTTCACCCAATGATCGACCTCTCCGTGCGTGTCGCAGTAGCCGATGTAAAAAGGGCTCTTATGCGCAACGGCTAGACGCCATCGATCGTCCGAAAAGAACGGCATGCTGTCCATACGCGGGATTAAGTGGGACGGGGTAAGTAGTCTGTTTTTCATGGCTTTTCCAAATGTTCCCCCAGGCCCACTACGCGCCTAAATCTCTATGGGGAACGTCAAACACCCTCTTGCTATGACGACTATGCGTCTATGCGTCAAGGCGTTATATCGTATCTACGTTTAACACACACCCCACACCAGTTTATAAGAAGTAGTGGGTAAAGTGGGAATAGGAGGAGAACGCATTGTTTTTGCACGGAAATAGCCGACCCGCTTGAGACGGGGAGTTAGGAGGGAGTTGTGGGACCGCTTTCGTGGCCTTGTCGAACGCGCCGGGCTGGGCTATCTGTGCGGGCATGCTGACCGCCAAACAGATCAGGTTTTGCGAGGAATACGCGTCCCACGGCGACGGGGCGCGGGCGTACCGTGCGGCATACAACGTCATGCCGACCGCCAAGTCCCTGACGTGCTCGAAGAACGCTGCGAAGCTGCTGGCCGACCCTGAAATCATAGCCCGCGTTGACGCCCTGCGTGATCTGACGGCCGTTGCGCCGGGCGGGGCGGTCTATGACGCCGCGTGGTGCCGCGATCGGTGGGCCCGGATCGCACAGGCCGACCCCCGCGAGCTGATAGGCCTGCGCGTCGGTGCGTGCCGGTACTGCTGGGGCGAAAAGCACCGCTACCACTGGCGAGCGCGGGAATACGACGAGGCGCTGGCCGCCGCGGAGAAAGCCGCCCGCCGTGACCCCGACACGCCCCTGCCCGACCCCGGCGGCGGCCTGGACTTCAACGCCACGCGGGACCCGCACCCCGACTGCCCGGAGTGCCACGGCGAGGGCCTCGAGCGCCCCGTGCCGCGCGACACGAACAAGCTCACCCCGGACGCGCTCTTGCTTTACGGCGGCGTCAAGGTTAAGCGTGATGGCTACGAGGTGCTCATAGCCGACCGCACGAAGGCGCTGGAAAACGTCACGCGGATGGCCGGCGGGTACAAGGACAACGTGCGGCTGGACGGGAGTTTGACGGGGATGCTGGCGGTGGCGAAGATCGAAACGACGGACCCGAAAGAGGCGGCCCGGCTGTACCAGGAGCTCATGGCGAGCCCGGCGGTGCGGGCGTGACCCCCGATCAGCTCGAAGCGGCGGACGCCCTGTGGGATGAGGCGAAACGGGGCGAGGCGCCTATCGTGCGCGAGCCCGAGCCGGCCGAGGAGCCCGCGCCGCGATATTGGTGGCTCCGTGACTGACGTTTGGCCCGACGTGCTCGAGGACCGGCTGCGCGACATGGTCGGCAAGGGCATGAGCGCGGGTGCGATCTCCAAGGCGCTGCGCGTCACGCGCAACGCCGTGATCGGTAAGTGCAACCGGCTCGGCCTCAAGCTGGCCGGGTCGTGCGTTCGGGCGCTTGAACGCCGTCGGCCCCGCCGCGTAGGGGACGCACGGCACACCGCACCCGACCAACCGGCGTTCGTGTCGCCCAGTCCGCCGCGGCGGTTCTCGTGGGAGGCCCCCGCGTGACCACGTACGTCTGCCCCATGCCCTACGAGCCGAACCGCTACCACCTGTTCGCCGACGACCCGGACGAGGCGCTGCTGGCCGCCTTCGGCGCCGGCGCGGGCATGGATGCGGCGCGGCCGGATCGTTCGCCCCTGCACTACGATCTCACCTGGCAGCAGGTGCTCGCCGCCCGGGCCCTCGGCGCGGTCGATTGCGACGTGGTCGCTCCGTACGAAGCGGCGGCGCGATGGGCGGATAACCGCGGCGCCTTGGCCTCGGCGCAGGAATGGCGCGCGGGCTTGACGGCCCCGGCAGACTGTGCGCCTGTGGGGGTCTAGGCGGGGAACTTTCCGCACCGTCCGGCCGGGAGAAGGCGCGCAAAAACGTTTCGGCTGCCCGTCACGGCGGGTCAATGCGAGCCCCGCATCCGCATCGCTCTCGCCAAGTCGATCCATCCCGAGCACGCATGACTGACTTCGACTGGAACGACCCGACCCACATAGCCGCCGAGTTCTCGCGCCGGGCCGAGGTGCTGGCGAAGATCCGGGCCGATACGTCCGGCAAGCTGCTCTCGGCGCTCAAGACGCACTACCTGCACAACCCGGCCGACTTCATTAACGACTTCGGCATGACCTTCGACCCCCGCAACGGGCCGAACGGCCTGCCGTCCGTTCTGCCCTTCAAGCTCTTCCCCAAGCAGCGCGAGTTTGTCGAGTGGGTGGACCGGCTGCGGCGCCAGGGCGCGAAGGGGATGGCCGACAAGTCGCGCGACATGGGGTTCTCGTGGCTGCTGGTGTCCACGGCGGCGACGCTGTGCCTGTTCGGCACGCAAATGACGTTCGGCTTCGGCTCGCGCGACGAGGACAGTGTCGACGAGGGGGGCAACCCGGACAGTTTGTTCTGGAAGCTGCGCTTTTTCGTCGAGAACCTGCCCGAGGAGTTCCGCGGCGACTGGGACCGCAAAAAGCACTCGGCGCACATGCGCGTCAGTTTCCCCTCGACCGGGTCCGTCATTACGGGCGACGCCGGCAAAAACATCGGGCGCGGCGGGCGCTCGCAGGTGTACGTCGTGGACGAGGCGGCGTCGCTTGAGCACCCCTTGCTGGTCGAGGCGGCCCTGTCCGCGAACACCAACTGCAGGATCGACGTTTCGACGCCCCGGGGCATGGGCAACCCGTTCGCCCAGAAACGGCACGGCGGAAAGTTCCCGGTCTTCTCGATGCACTGGCGCGAGGACCCGCGCAAAACCAACCCTGTGCCCACCTACCCGATCCTCAACGCCGACGGCGAACCGACCGGCCAGCTTGAGACGTGGTACGAAAAGCAGGTGCGCGAGCTTGACCCCGTGACCCTCGCGCAGGAGGTCAACCTCGACTACACGGCATCGGCGACCGGCGTGCTGATCCCGTCTGAGTGGGTGCAGGCCGCAGTCGACGCGCATTTGCGGCTCGGCATCGAGGTCACGGGCGCCAAGCGCGGCGCGCTGGACGTTGCCGACGAGGGCGTGGACCACAACGCGCTGGCCGAGCGCCGCGGCATCCTGGTGGACGACGTGACGAGCTGGTCCGGCGAGGGCTCGGACATATTCGCCACCGTGGCCAAGGCGTTCGGCATGTGCGACGAGGCCGGCATCGACGTGCTGGACTATGACGCCGACGGGCTCGGCGCGGGCGTGCGGGGCGATGCGCGGGTGATCAACGAGAAGCGCGCGGCAAAGATCAAGGTCGAGCCGTTCCGTGGGTCCGGCGCGGTCTTCAAGCCCGAGGATCCCATCCCGTCCGCTGTGCCGGTGGGCAAGAGCGACCGGAGCGAGCGCAAGAACGAGCGCCGCAACAAGGACTACTTCAAGAACGCCAAGGCGCAGGCCTGGTGGAACCTGCGCGTGCGGTTCATGCGGACGCACCGGGCGCTCGCCATGCACGCGGCCGGGGAGAACTGGCGCGAGGCGTACGACGAGGACGACCTGATCGCCTTGAACGGCAAGATGCGCGAGATCGTCAAGCTGACCATGGAGCTGTCGCAGCCCACCGCGGACCACAGCACCGGCAAGGTCGTCATCGACAAGGCGCCCGCCGGCACTCGCTCGCCCAACCTGGCCGACGCGGTTATGATCGCCTTCGCGCCCCGCCGCGCCAACTGGTTCGATTTAGTTTGACGATAGCGTCAAGGTCGGCTAGGACGGCGGGACACGAGGAGAGACGCACATGACCCCCGACCGCATCACCTGCCCGCTGCCCCCGACCTACCTGCTGCGCGACGTGACGGTGCGCATTGAGCGGATCCGCCGCAACGGCCGGTGGCAGATCGTCGGCGTCGATGGCGTGGACAACGCGTGGCCGCTCGCTTTCGACGGGTTCACGGGGTCGCCCCGGTTCGCCACGAAGGCCGGCGCCGTCGAGTTCCTCGCCAACCACGACGGCCGCGAGGGTGCGCGCCTGATCGCGAGGGCCCGGCCATGAGCCAAGCCCCTTGCGACATGGGCGTCGGATGCGACGAGGCGGGCGTGTGCTACGCCGCCGCTAACGGGGAGCCGGCCCGGTGCGGCCGAACGGTCCAAATCCCGGCCGCCGTGTGGAAAGACGTTAAAAAGCTGGCCTTCTATGCCGGAACGACCAACGACTACGAGATCGCGCGTTACGGCGCGAAGGTCGAGGACGCGATCAAGCAATTGGAGTCGACGACATGACCTGCCCGACCCCCAACTACTGCGGCGTCAACGGCTGCACGAACAGCGCCTGCCACCCGTCCCGCGCCGCCCCGACGTGGGCCGCCGTGCCCGCACCGTCGCGCCCGTCGTGGGGCCGCCTCGCCCTCGGCCTGGCGTGCATCGTCGCCCCGTACGCTGCGGTCGCAGCGGTCATGGCCGCCCTGTGGGTGATGTTGTGAGCGACGCGCTGTACCGGCAGCAACTGGGCCGCGCTTTGCGGTCGCCCGCCCCGCCTAAGCGCGGCCCGGAATGGTGGGAGCGCATCGTTGACACCGTGCGCGGGCCGCGCTCGTGGACGGTTCGGCGCATCAATGTGCTGACCGGATACCACACGTGGGCGCAGCACCAAAGCCACCCCTCCTATGGTGCGACAACGCTCCTGCGCGACTTGCGCGAGCGCGAGGCCCGCGCGTATGCTCGCCGTCTCCAACCGCTCCCGCCGGTGCACTTCGACTGCCGCTGCATGCTGCGCGGATCGGACCCGGCCCAATGAGCGCCCGGCGCACCGTCACGCCCGTCGTCGGCGGCTGGCGCGTCATGGACGAGGTCGACGCGTACGAAGGCGATCACGAGTGGTGCCCCCGCTACGAGGCGGTGGACGGCGTGAGCGAGACGATTTACCCAACACGACAGGAAGCGGAGACCGCCCTATGACACCCGACCTGATCAAAGCCCTGCAGCGCGCGCTGCTCACCGTGCCCGGCGTAACGCTGCGCAGCGGCGCGGACGGCAAATGGGGGACGGAGAGCGCCGCCGCCTTCGCCCTCACCGTGGCCAAGGCGGGCGGCCAGCCCATCGCGAGCGCATCGGACGACCCGACGCCGGACGACCTGCCGCCCGGCTATCTGCCCATGCTGGCGCGCATCGAGAGCAACAACCGCCCCTATGTGCGCGCCGTCACGTCCAGCGCGTCGGGCCTCTACCAGTTCATCAAGGCCACATGGATCGGCGAGGGAGGCCAATGGGGCGACCGCGCGGCGCTGGCGTTCGGCGGCCTGCAGCCCCCCGTGAGCGAGCAACACGCCCGGGCGGCCAGCTTCACCCGCAAGAACGCCAAGGCGCTGACCGCTGCCGGCGTCCAGGTCACGCGCGCCACGCTGTACGCCGCGCACTTCTTCGGCGCGGGCACGGCGATCAAGGTGCTGCGCGCTCACCCCTCCGAACGGGCCGACATGCTGGCCGGGTCCGGGCCGACGCAGGCCAACCCGTCGATCCTGGCCGGCAAGACCGTCGGGCAGTTCATGGAATGGCTGACGAGGAAGACGGCATGATCGACGAGCTTTGCGCACAACTCGCCGTGAGCGAAGCGGCCCTCGAAGCCGCGATGGACAAGCTGGACGACGCCAACGAAACGATCCGCGAGCTGCGCGACGAGATCGCCGAGGCGTGGGCCGAGGTCTGCAGCAACCCCGACATCAAGCAGGGCGACCCGGGCGAGTTGCGTCAGGGCGTGCGGGAAGCCTGCGATGCGGCGTACAGACAGGGCGAGGGGGAGACCGGCGCGAGCGAGGCCGCCGATGCGCTCCGGGCGTACCTGACCTCGCGGGGCCTCCCCGCCGACCCGGTCAAACTGGACGACCCGCACCTCGACTTGCTCGTCCAGTTGTTGCTCTGACGGCCCGCCTGTGGCAATCCTGACCGCTACAGGACAGGACGCCCGCACATGAGCATCTCCCAGGACCGTTACGTCGAAGTCTCGGCGAACGGCTCACCCACGGATCCGCAAGCCGCCGCCGACCTCGCCGCCGCTTCGCAGGCCGGGGCGGTCGCGGGGGACATTGCCGGCCGTGCCGCCGGCGCCGAGGCCGGAGCGGCGGCGGGCACCGAGGTCGCCGAGAGCGCCGGGGCCGCTGCCGGAGCTATCGCCGGGGAGATCGCGGGCACGGCGGCGGGTACGGCAAGTGGCGCCACGGCCGGGGCGGTTGCGGGTGCGGCGGCGGGCGGCCCGGCGGGCGCGGCGGCGGCGACAGCGTTGCTGGCCGCGCGGGCCATTACGGGCGGCGGTCTGGCCACGGGGGGCGGTACGCTCGACGCCGACCGCGTCATCACCGTGACCGAAGCGTCTCAGGCCCAGGCGGAGGCCGGCACGTCCGGCGCGGTCGCCATGACCCCGCGCCGGACGGTCGCAAATCTTGATGCTTTCCGGCCGCAGTTCTCTACCGTCGCGGCGATGCTGGCGTCGACCAGCACGGCCTTTGGCGTGACAGGGCGTACCGTGCAGGCCGGGCCGTTTCGGTATGCGGTAGTGGCCTCGGGCGAGGACTTGGTGACGGCGGGGGGCGTCAAGCTCCGCGTGCTTTTGGACGCCGACGGACGCGCGGCCATTGAAGCGTTCGGCGCCGTTTTTGACGGCACAAACAGCACCTTGGCGGTACAGAAGGCGTTTGCAAGCGGTCTGCCGTTGAAGGGCTACGGCGGCGTCGGCGTTCTTTTGATCACCGATACGCTGCTTTGCGAATACGGGGTCGACTACCTGGGCGCAGGCGGCGTTGTGCTGAACACGGCCGCGCGTGAAGAATGGCGCTTTGAACCTCCGACCAAGCGCAACCTCTTCGGGTGGCGCGTGTCGCCCGGCACCGACTACGTCTTTGAAGGCGCGAAGATCCGCGGGTTTTCAGTCCGTGGCTTTGGGCCGGGCGGGGACGCCGTTTTCGAGTTGCCCGGGCTCTACCAAGGGGAACTCGCCGTAGACGTCTACGTCGGGTTCGACCACTACGCGACCGTAGATAAGTGCTTGAATACGTATTACGCGGGCAGCATTACGGTTCCGCGCGTATCGGGATTTGAGTGGACAAATGCCGCAGGCGACGGGACCGGCGTGTCCACCTATTCCTTGGTCGACACTTACATCGCGCAAGGAGACTGCCCCGCGCATATCATGGGGACGTTTGCCGTATTCGACATGACGTTTCGCGGCGTGGTCGAAAGCATGGCCACACTCTTCGACGCGGCGGAAGGCAACGTCTTCGTATGGGAAAGCGGCACGGAAAACGTGCCCAAGACGAACACTGGCGCGGCCTTTTCTTTGGGCAAAACGGGGTCGGCTCCGGCAGGCGTCGCGACCGGCGTGGCCTTCCGCGCGGCGGTCGCGCATGGGCGAAATACGCCGCTAGAGGTGGACTGGGCCAATACGACGTTCGCGGACGTCGGGAAGTGCGATTATTTGTCGATCGAGGGCACCTATATCGCTCGATTTGGCAAAATGTTCGCGACGACCAGCCAATCAAAAAACATTACGGTCATTGGCGGCTTTACTCGCGGGGTCACTAAGTTTGCTGACGTCGGCGCGGTTGCCGACATGACGCAGTTTACGTTCAGCGGTTTTGCGCCCGAGCTTATGCTTACTCCGGACGCCCTGAGTTTCGTAAGACTAGGCAACGCTTCGCAAACGCTTGAGCTGTTTCCGCGACAACGCGCCGGTATCACGCCGGGGCAAACTTTCACCGACGCGACTTTCGCTAACAAGCTCCGGTACCGGGACTACTACGGGAATTTCTCTGACCCCATTCCCCGCCTAACTGTAACGGGGGACTCGGGTTGGACGGTTCAGGGCGGCGCGTTGGTTCCGGGCGAGACGCTTCGAAACAGCAGCGTTAACCTTGGCGAAGTCGGCCTTTGGCAATCCATGCGCTACAGCAGGGACGTCGCGGTAAGCGTCGGTGGGGGATCGACCACGTCAGGCTCCCCGACCATCACAAACTCAGCGGGCGCTTACAACGGTTTGGACGTCGGCGATTGGGTCACGGCATCGGCCGGCTATCCTGACACGACCACGCAGGTTCGCATCCTCAGCAAGGCGGCAAACGGCAGTTCGGTAACGCTGGAGTTCAACGCCACGGCCTCGGTTTCGGGAACCGTGACTTTGGCGACCGAAGCGCATCAGCTCGTGCCGTTGGCGCAGCAGGGGTTTCGCCAGTTCGCGGCCGACCCCGTGGGTACGATCGTGCCCAAGTTTTTGGGTGAAAGGCTATTTCGCCCAGACACATCTAACTGGTACGTTTCGGTCGGCTTGACTCTGGCGGATTGGAAGCTGACGACGTGATGCGCTTTCCCTGGACCCGCCCCGCTGCGCTTGCGCCCGGCGACACCCCCCGTGACCCCCTGCCCGACTCGTCGCCGCGCGCGCACAACCGCGCCGTCATCGACCGGCGCTTGGCCGCGCTGCGCAAATCGGTCGGGCCCGGCGCGGCCGGGCTGGACTCTATGGGCTCAACGGGCCTGACACCTTGGGGCGCGGCGTCTGGCGAGGCGCCCGAGGCGCAGTTCGCGTGGTTCGCCGCGCAGGGCTTCCTCGGCTACCAGTTCTCGGCGGTCGTTGCGCAGCATTGGCTCGTGGACAAGGCTTGCAGCGAGCCTGCGCGCGATGCGGTGCGGCACGGTTTCACCGTCACGGTCGACGGCGTGGACGAGGAGCGCCAGGACGACGCGCTGCACATGATCCACAAGGCGAACAAGCGCATGGGCCTCAACGCCGCCATGCAGGAGTTCGTCCAGTTCTCGCGCGTCTTCGGCGTGCGCGTGTGGCTCCCCATCGTCGAGAGCACCGACCCCAAATACTACGAGCTGCCCTTCAACCCCGACGGCATCATGCCCGGGTCGTATCGCGGCATGACGCAGGTCGATCCGTACTGGATCACGCCCATTCTGGACGCCGCCGCGTCGAGCAACCCTGCCAACATGGGGTTCTACGAGCCGACCTGGTGGCAGATCAACGGCCGGCTCTACCACCGCTCGCACCTCGTCGTGGCCATCCCCTTCCCGGTCGCCGACATTCTCAAGCCGTCGTATCGTTACGGCGGGGTTCCGCTGCCGCAGCGCATCATGGAGCGGGTGTACGCCGCCGAGCGCACCGCCAACGAAGCGCCGCTGCTGGCGATGACGAAGCGCCTGCTGACGTGGAAAACGGATCTGGCCGAGAAGCTGCTCGACCAGCCCAAGACCGAGGCGCACCTGCAAGGGCTGACCGAGTGGCGCGACAACTTCGGCGTCAACATGGTCGACACCGACGACGACGTGACCCAGACCGAGACCTCGCTGGCCGACCTCGACGACGTGATCATGTCGCAGTACGTCATCGTCGCGGCCATCGCGGGCATGCCGGTCACGAAGCTCATGGGCACGCCGCCGAAAGGCATGAACGCGACCGGCGAGGGCGACGCGGAGAACTACCAGCAGAACCTTGAGAGCATCCAGTCCAACGACCTCGAGCCGCTGCTTGAGCGCCACCTGCTGCTGCTCGCCCGGTCGGAGATCGAACCCGCGTTCGGCCTGTCCGCCGGCGCCGTTGAGATCACGTCCGACTGGAACCCGCTCGACAGCCCGTCCGCCAAGGAATACGCCGAGATCGACAAGATCAAGGCCGAGCGTGACGAGGTGCTCGCCAACACCGGCGCGATCGACGGCATGGATATCCGGGCCCGACTGCGCAACGACCGCGGCGGCGACTACACGGACCTGCCCGAGGTGACCGAGGCCGAGGCGGAAGAGAGCGACCTGCTCGCGGAAGCCGAAGTCGATGGCGAAGCGTAAAACCCGGCCGCCGCTCACCAAGGCCAAACAGGCGCAGGGATCGGCGGTTCACAAGGGCAAGCCCCTGCACTACAGCGCGGCCGTCGAGATGCGGTATTCGGACACGCTGACGCGCATGGTGCGCCAGATGCGCGAGACCACCGAGAGCGCGTTCCGCCGGCTCGATAAGCAGTTCGCGACGGACGCGCTGGGGCTGGACGCCCCATCGTACGCCTCGCAGTCGCGCATCCTTGTCGATGCGTTGCGCAAGCGGTTCAACGCGGCGTTCGCGCGCCGGTCCCGCCCTGCCGCCGAGCGCATGCAGGCGCAGGTTGACGCGGCGTCGTCGGCGTCCCTGCACAGCAGCCTGCGCCAACTGTCGGGCGGCATCTCGCTCTCGACCCGATCCATCCCCGCGCCCGCCACGGAGATGCTCAAGGCGAGCGTCACCGAGAATGTCGCGCTGATCCGGTCCATTCCCGAGCAATACTTCCTCGACGTGCAGGGCGCCGTGATGCGCAATATCCAGCGCGGCGACGGGACGGCCGGTGTCCTGCGCGAGATCGAGCGCGTCGGCGGCGTGGCCACGCGGCGAGCCGAGCTGATCGCCCGGGACCAGGTGAGCAAGGCGACCTCGGCGCTCAACGCCGCGCGCATGAAGGGCCTCGGCGTCCGCAAGTTCGAGTGGATCCACTCCGGCGGCGGCAAGGAACCCCGCAAGCTGCACCAACGCATGAGCGGCAACATCTATTCACTGGACGACCCGCCCGTGATAGACGAACGGACTGGCGAGCGTGGCCTGCCCGGTCAGCTCATCAACTGCCGGTGCGTCATGCGCCCGGTTTTGGAGTACGGGGAGGAGATCGAGCCGACGCCAGCCGTCCCGGTCGCTCCGACACCCCGCCCGCGCAAGAAACCGACGCCTGCGCCAGCCCTGGTGGTCGATCCGGTCGTGCCGGAGACGCTGCCCTTGGCGGACGTTAACGCCCTGCACGACCGCGAATTTACCGCGTACACGCTGACCGAAGGGCGCCGCGACGGCAAAGAGCACCTCCGGGTCTATGACGCCGCAACTGGGCACGCGTTCCCCGCCGTTACGGACGGCAAGAAAGGCGGCGTGACCTTCCCGCCATGGATGATCGCGGAGCTGCAGAACCCGCGGCGAGAGATCGTCTTGCACCACAATCACCCGTCGTCTTCGTCGTTTAGTCCGGCAGACCTCCGCATCGTGCACGAGTTCGCCGGAGCAAAAGGCATCTGGGCTCATGGGCACAACGGCTCGTCGTATTACGCCGAGGCCGGCCGCCGGAAAATGACTCTCAAGACCTACAACTTCGCCCGGAAGTGGGTGCAACAGTGGGTGCAACGGCAGGTCAACTCCGGCGCGATGACGCCGGCAGACGCCAACTTGACGTTCTTCCATATCGTGACGCTGCTGGCCGAAAAGCAGGGTTACCTCACGTATCGCGCAACGCTGCGCGGCGAGACCGAGGACGCGTTCAACCGCGTCGAGCCTTTGGTCTCCAAGTTCCTCGAAGGGATCCGAGTGTGAAAAGCATCATTGACCCGCCGTCGCCCTTCGCGCCCGCATCGGAATGGCGCGATTTTCAGGCACAGATGAAAACCATGCCGCCTGAGGACGTGAAGGATTTTGCGTATCTCGGAGACGTGGTACAGGACGAGCCCCAACAGGAGCCCCGCCAATGAGCGCGCGCCAGTACGACGGCAACGGGTGGTTCGCCGTCCGCAACAACCCGCTCTCCAAGGTCGGCGTGTTCCCCTATCTCGGCGCGAGCATCGGCGCGGACCAGCCGGACCGCGTGTACCAGGTGTATCGGCCGGCCGAGGAGTTGGGCTCGCCGGAGTGCATCGACAGCTTCAAGACCGTGCCGATCATCGACGAGCACGAGATGCTCGGCGCGGTCGATCTCGGCCTCACGCCCGTTGAGCGCAAGGGCGTCGGCGGGGTCACGGGGGATCTGGTCGAGTTCGACGAGACGACCGGAACGCTGCGCGGAAACCTCAAAATCTTCTCCGAGGCCCTCGCCCGCCAGATCAACGGCGGGAAGAAGGAACTCTCTTGCGGCTACCGCTGCGAATACGATTTTTCGCCCGGCGAGTTCAACGGCATCAAATACGATGTTGTGCAACGGAAAATGCGTGGTAATCATGTGGCCGTGGTGAAGGCTGGCCGGATGGGTCCAGACGTTGCCGTTCTCGATCACTCGTTCACGTACGACCACGTGGACACACCGGAGTTTCGCCCCGTGCTGGACAAAGAAACGCAGGACGCCATCGACGCCGCCGTGTCCAAGGCGACCGAAGGCCTCGCAGCCACCGTCACCCAGGCCGTCGCCGACGCCATGCCCGCCGCGCTGGCCAAGGCGAAGGAAGACATGGAAGAGGGCGAGGACGAGACGCCCGACGAGGTCGCCAAGACCCTCGACGCCGCCGTGCAAAAGGCGGTCACCGCCGCCCGCGCCGCTGACGCCGCCGAGATCGCCGACCTCAAGGCCTCGCTGGCCGCGGTGAAGCCCGCCATGGACGCCGCCGACGCACGCCTGCACGCCGAGGACAAGGCCACGCTGGTCTCGCGCCTCGCCCCACACGTCGGCTCGTTCGACCATTCCGCCATGGACGCCGACGCCGTCGTGAAATACGGCCTCGACAAGATGGGCATCATGGGCGTTGTCCCGGGCTCCGAGCGTGCCGTGCTGGACGGCTACCTGCGCGCCAAGCCGGTGCCGACGCCCATGACCGGCGACGCCGCCATTCCGGCCGACAGCCCCGTCGCCGCCTACGCCCACGCCTCGGCTTAATAGGGACACCCCGCACCATGGCCTTTCAATCCACTGTAGCCGCTCAACTGGGCTTCGGCGTCGTTGGCGAACTCGCCATCGAAGGGCCGCTCCTCGCCCAACCTGCGCGCATCGTCTCGGGCGACGCGGCCAACAACGTCGTCGGTCGCGCCTTCACCGTGACCTCGGGCGGCACCGGATCGTGGGACGGTACGTCCGCCGACGCGGGTGACCCCGCGCCGCTGGTGGCCGCTGCTGGCGGCACCAATCCCTTCGCCGGCATCCTGGCCAACCCCAAGGTCTATCCAGGCCTCGGCACGCAGGCCGGCGGCACGCTCGCTCCGACCCTGACCCTGCCGAACAACCAGATGGCCGAGCTGGTCCTCGAGACTGGCGGCATCATCGTCACGCTCGCCGCCGCGGCCAACGTCGGGGACGTGGTGTACTTCGCCAACGCGACCGGCATTCTGGCCACGACCGCGCCGGGCGCCGCCGCGCCGGCCAACCACCAGGGCCCGATCGGTCGCGTTGAGCGGTACAGCAACACCGGGGCCGGTCTCGCCGTCATCTCCGTCTTCCCGCCGCGCATCCCCGCCGGCGCGTAAAGGATCAACGCACCATGTCCAAAGTCCTTTCCGCCGTTGACGGCGCCCAGTATGTGAAGCGCGGCCCGCTCACGCTGGACACGGCCCATGTCAGCGACACCATCGCTGCCGAACTGGCCATCCTCGGCATTCACTTCGGTGCGGACCAACGCCAGCAGGTCAAGAACCTGACGGCCATGGCCATCGCCGCCGGCGCCATGGACGCCGCGCCCGACCTGCAACCCACCGTCTATGCGGGCAACGTCGGCGCGCCGATCCAGTTCCTGCAGAAATGGCTCCCCGGGTTCGTCCGTGCGGTCACCACCGCCCGCAAGATCGACGAACTGGTCGGCCAGATGACGGCCGGCGACTGGGCGGACGAGGAGGTCATCCAAGGCTCTATGGAGCTGACCGGCCTCGCCGTTCCGTACGGCGATTACACCAACGTACCGCTGGCCTCGTGGAACTTCGGTTTTGACCGCCGCACCATCGTGCGGTTCGAGGAGGGCCTGCGCGTCGGCCGCCTCGAGGAAGCCCGCGCCGGCAAAATCGGCATCTCCTCGGGGGCCACGAAGCGTTCCGCCGCCGCCCTGGCGCTGGACATTCAACGCAACCGCGTCGGTTTCTACGGCTACAACGCCGCCAACAATCGCACCTACGGCTTCCTCAACGACCCGTCGCTGCCCTCGTACGTCGCCGTCACTGGCGCTGCGTGGACCACGGCGACGTTCCTGGTGATCATCGCCCAGATCCGCACGGCCCTGTCCGCCCTGCGCACCCAGTCGGGCGACACCATCGACCCGAACACGACCCCGATCACGCTGGCCGTCGCGTCCAGCCGCGTCGACTACATGACCGTGACCACCGACTTCGGCATCTCGGTCCGCGACTGGCTGACGAAGACCTACCCCAACGTCCGCGTCGTCTCGGCTCCCGAGCTCAACGGCGCGAACGGCGGCGCCAACGTCTTCTATATGTACGCCGACCGCGCCACCGACGACAACGGCTCGGACGACGGCGGGCAGACCATGGTCCAGATCGTCCCGAGCCGTTTCATGCTGGTCGGGGTCGAGCAACAGGCCAAGGCCTACGTCGAGGACTACGCCAACGCCACGGCCGGCGTCCTGGTCAAGCGTCCCTACCTCGTGGTCCGCTACACCGGCATCTAGCCACGCGGCCACGGATGCGCTACCTAAAGGGCTCTGCTAACGCGGGGCCCTTTTTGCGTACCCGCGCACACCCACGGGAGCGACATCATGGCCAAGGCCAAGCACGATCATTACGTCTATTCCAACATGGCCGCCGGCGTGACCTACGCCACCTCGCGCGAGGTCCCCGGCCGCGACCTGCCCGAAACGATCCCCGGCATTCATATCGCGGGCGGCGTCGGCGTCGCGGACAAGAAGTCGCTGATCACGCCGCAGGGCGCGGTCATCACGGGCATCTCGTCGGAAGACCTGGCGCGGCTGCGCGAGGACCGCGTGTTCTGCGAGCACGAAAAGAACGGCGCCCTGCGCGTCTCGGACCACAACGAAGACGCCGAGGTGGTCGCGTCGGACCTGCGCGCCCGCGACGAGAGCTCGCCGCTGACCCCGCAGGACTACGAGGCCGAAGGCAAGGACGCTCCTGTCGTCGGCGCTGACGTGTCGGCCAAGGACGACGAACCCAAGCGCAACCCCCGCAAGGCGTAACGCGCCATGGCGCAGCACACGCTCGACATTCCGGCTTTCCGCGCCGCCTTCCCGGCGTTCGCCAACGTGACCACCTACCCCGACGCGACGATTACGCTGCGGTGGGGCGAGGCGACCGTGTACCTTGGCGATTATGACGGTTGCCTTTTGTCGGGCGTGGGGCTGCAGTCCGCCCTCAACTACCTGACGGCGCATATCCTCGCCTCGTTCGCCCTGATCGCGACCGGCCAAACGCCGGGCATCGTGACCGACAGCCGCGTGGACAAGGTCGCCGTGAGCCTGGCACCCCCGCCGACCCGCGACGGCTGGCAATGGTGGCTGGCCACGACCCCCTACGGCGTGCAGCTCTGGGCGCTGCTGATCGCGAAGAGCGCGGCCGGCTGGTACGTCGGCGGCTCGCGCGAGCGCGCGGCCTTCCGGCGCGTCGGCGGTCAGTTCTCGTGACCGCCCGGCTTTGGGCGCGACGCCCGTGAGCGTCCGGCGCGACCGGGCGGGCGGGGACCGGCTCACCGTCGCGCTGCAGGACATTGACGGGCTTGTCGGAAAAACCGGATATTTCGAGACTGCCAAGTACCAGGACGGCACCCCCGTGGCCTATGTCGCAACGGTTCACGAATACGGCTACGCAGGGGGCGGCATCCCCGCGCGCCCGACAATGCGCCCGACGGCTTCGGCCAAGCGCGTCGAGTGGGCCGAGACGATGCGCAAGGGCGCCAAGGCGGCGCTCAACGGCCAGATCAGCGGACGCGACGCGCTTGAGCGGCTCACGCTGCGCGCGGCCGGCGACGTGTCGGCGGCCATCGCTGCGTTGCAGGCGCCGCCCCTGTCGCCGCGCACCGTCGCGGCCAAGGGCTTCTCCAAGCCCCTCGTGGACACCGGGCAGATGCTTCGCAGCCCCACTGGCGTCGTGGAGAGCAAATGAGCGTCCCCGGCTCCAACCTTCTCGCGCAGGCCCTCACCGCGCTCGGCCAGCAGGCCGTCGTCTATCGTCGGTGCACGAGCCGCACGACCGACGCGGCGGGTCGGCAGGTGAGCGTCTATGCCGCCCCGGTGACGGTGTTCGGCTCGTTCCAAGCGGTCAACACCGACCTGCTGACCAGCTACGGGCTGGACATGAACAAGCAGTACGCGACATTCTTTGCGTCCGCCCAGTTCAACGAGCCGAACCGTGACCAGTCGCCCGACGCGTTCGACTACGGCGGCCGGCGGTGGATCGTGGTCACGGGTGTGGACTGGTACGCGCAGGACGGATGGAATAGCGTTCTGGTCGTGGATAGCGGACCGACCCCGACATGAACGACCTCACCCTTTTTGCCGCGGTGCGCACGGTCTTGCTGGCCGGACTGGCGGACAACGGACAAAGCGCCGTCCCGGTGGTCCAGTTCGACCCCGGCACGCTGCAAGGTCGCCCGTCGGGCCCGGCGCTGCTCTTCCAGAAAATCGGTGACCGGCGCTACGGCTGGGCGAAGCGAGAGGACGTGCCGGATCCCGACGTACCCACGCAGATGATCCATCGCGAGGTGCAGGACTACGAGAGCACGCTGCAGTTCGAGGCGCTCGGGCCGCCTCCGGCGTCGGATGGCGCCGCGCTGCCCACGTCCACGGCGTCCGACCTCGTGAACCTCGCCGCGGCGATCCTGCAAGGCGACAAGGCGATCCAGGCCCTGCGCGTGCTCGGCTTGGCCGTGCTGCGCGTGACGGACGTGCGCAACCCGTTCATGCAAAACGACCGCGACCAGTTCGAGGCGGTCCCTTCGTTTGATTTGGTCGTGACACACGAACAGATTATGCTATCAACGACGCCAGCCGCCGTTGTCGGCGAACTCCGCATGGCGAGGGTCTAGGTATGAGCATCGACATTACCCGCTACGTCCAGATCACGAGCGCCGTCGCGGCGACCGGGGGCGTGCCCCAACGTGAACTGATCCTGCGTCTCTTCTCGGAGAGCCCGCGCGTCCCGACCGACAGCATCATCGAGTTCACGAGCGCCGCCGACGTGGGCGCCTATTTCGGCACGTCGAGCGTCGAGTACCTGCGCGCCCGGGCGTATTTCGCGTTCGTCAGCAAGTCGCTTTCGACCCCGCGCAAGATCAGCTACGGTCGCCACGCTCGCGTCGCCTCGCCGGCCCGCATCTACGGCACCGCCCCCGTCGCTTCGCTGACCACGCTGCAGGCCATCACCGCCGGCACGCTCGCCCTGACCATCGGCGCGCAAACGGCCAGCCTCACCGGCATCAACTTCTCGGCGGCCGTCTCGCTGGCGGGCGTCGCCTCCATCCTGCAGACCGCTATCCAGGCTGCGGTGGGCGACCAGTTCACCACCGCCACCGTCGCCTATGACGCCACGTCCGGCTCGTTCAACTTCGTCGCTTCGTCCGGCGAGACCGACGCGGCCGACATTTCCGTCAACGCCCTCGCCGCCGGGTCGATTGCGACCGCAATGGGCTGGGCGACTGGCGCGATCTTCTCGCCCGCCACGCCCGTGCAGACGATCACCGAGGCCCTCGACGCCTCCGTGGCCATCTCCAACAACTTCGGCTCGTTCGCCTTCGTGGTCACGACCCTGACCAACGACGAGGCGATCGAGGCCGCGACGTGGAACGCCGCGAACAACGTCCTGTTCATGTTCTGCGCCCGCACGTCGGTCGCCAACGCCGTCGCCCTGTCCGCCGCGGTCATCGACAAGGCCGGCACCGGCCTGACCCTGGCGCCGCTCTCGACCGAGTACCCCGAGCAACTGCCGGGCGCCATTCTCGCGGCGACCAACTACGCCCGCGCCAACTCGGTGCAGAACTACATGTACCAGCAAGCCGACCTGACCGCCTCGGTGGTCACGAACGCGCTGGCCGACCTCTACGACCCGCTCCGCGTCAACTATTACGGCCAGACGCAGACCGCCGGCACCAACATCTCGTTCTACCAGCGCGGCGTGCTCATGGGCGGCGCCACCGCCCCCGTGGACATGAACGTCTATGCGAACGAGATTTGGTTCAAGGACGCCGCGCAGACCGCCATCCTGGCGCTGCTGCTCGCCCTGCCGCGTATCCCGGCCAACGCCGACGGGCGCGGCCAGATCCTCGCCATCCTGCAGGATCCGATCAATCAGGCTCTCTTCAACGGCACGATCAGCGCCGGCAAGACCCTCACCACCGCGCAGCGTCTCTACGTCACCGAGCTGACCGACGACCCGGACGCCTTCCAGCAAGTCCAGTCGATCGGCTACTGGGTGGACTGCACGATCGAACCCCGAACCGTCGATGACCGCACCGAGTACGTCGCCGTGTACACCCTCGTGTACGGCAAGGACGACACCGTGCGGAAAGTCGAAGGCCAGCACATTCTCGTCTAAGGGCACGCAGCACCATGGCAAACGACGTTTCGGGCTTCGGCCTTCGTCTCCGCATCACCGCCTCGCGCACCTTCCCGGCGGGCTTCACGGTCACGCAGTTTGCGGACGACGCGGATCCGTTCGACCTGCCGTCCATCCAGATCGCCGACAAGGCGATGGGGCTCAACGGCGACCTGGTCACCTGGTCCAAGGCGAACCCGATCAACACGACCGTCAACGTCATTCCGGGCAGCGAGGACGACCGGAACCTGGCCGTGCTGCTCGAGGCGAACCGCGTGGGCCGCGGCAAGTCCGGCGCCCGCGACACGATCACCATGACGGGCACCTACCCGGACGGCCGCTCCGTGACCCTGTCGCAAGGCGTGATCACTGACGGCATGCCCGGCAACAGCGTCGCCAGCGCCGGCCGCCTCAAGTCCAAGACGTACGCTTTCGCCTTTGAGGGCCTCTCGCGCGCCTGACGGCTGGACGCTCGCGCCGCTCGGCGTTACGGTGCGGTCAAACCCTGTAGGAACCGCACCCCATGCTCTATCCCAAGGACCTCGAACTCAAGACCGCGGCGGGCGTCGAAAAGACCTTCGTGCTGACGAAGTTCCCCGCCACGGTCGGCCGCGAGATCGTCGCCAAATACCCGACCGCCAATCTGCCCAAGCTGGGCGATTACGGCGTGTCCGAGGCCACGATGTTGCGGCTCATGGCCCACGTCGGCGTGCGGCTGGACGGGCGCGACGAGCCGCAGATGCTCAACACCCGCGCCCTCGTGGACAACCACGCCGAGGACTGGGAGACACTGGCGCGGCTTGAGTGGGCCATGCTTGAGTACAACTGCAGTTTTTTCGCGAACGGGCTGAACTCCGATACCCTCACCGGGCTCGTGGAGAAAGCCCGGCCGTGGATTTCCCAAATGTGGACGGCTTTATCGGCGCAATCGTCGCCAGCCGCCAAGCCACCCTCCGAGAGCTGAACACCGTCTATACGCTCGAAGAGGCGTTTGACCTGTTCGAGATCGTGATCACTACCAACGTCAACGAGTATCTGGCCCACGAACACGCGAACCGCAAATAATGGGCATCCTCGACACCTTTTACATTCTGTTCGACACCGACGCCAAAAAGGCCGAGCGGGAGTTGGCGGACGTGCGGCGCGAGGGCGAACGCACCGCCGACGCGATCAACGACAGCGTCAAGGGCGCCCGGCACCTCGCGCCGGCCATCGACAAGGCCGCCGACAACACTGGGCGACTGGGGCGGTCCTTCCGGGGCGTCGCGGGACTGGTCACGGGTGTGCTGGCCGGGCTCGCCACGGCGAACCTGGCGGGCGGCCTGCTCAACGCGTCCGAAGGCTACAGCCGGTTCGGCAACTCCCTGCGCGTCGCCGGACTTGAGGGCGAGCAACTGCTGGCCGTCGAGAACGCCCTGTACGCCTCGTCGCGCCGCAACGGTGTCGAGTTGGAGAGCCTCGGCACTCTGTATAGCCGCGTCTCGTCCGCCGCCGCCGAGTTGGGCGTCAGCGAGGCGCAGGTGCTACAGGTCACGGATGCGGTCTCGGCGGCTATCCGCGTGCAGGGTGGCGACGCCTCGCAGGCGCAGGGGGCCATGCTACAGCTCGGCCAGGCGCTCGGCGCCGGCACCGTCCGCGCCGAGGAGTTCAACTCGATAACCGAGGGCATGCTGCCGCTGCTGCAGGCCGCCGCGTTCGCCTCCGACAAATACAAGGGCAGCGTCGCTCGCCTCCGCGCCGACGTTCTGGCGGGCAACGTCACGTCGCGCCAGTTCTTCGACATGATCCGCGCCGGCACCGACTACCTCAACGACAAGGCCGCCAAGGCGCCGCTCACCGTCGCGCAGTCCATGGTCGCGCTACGCAACGCCGTCACCGTGACCGTCGGACGGCTGGACAAGGTGTGGGGGGTCACGCGGACGATCGGCGCGGCGCTCGGCTGGGTGGCGGAGAACCTCGACACCGCCGCTGTGGGCTTCGCGGTCTTCGCGGGCGTCATCACCGCCGTGTACCTGCCCGCCATGGTCGCCGCCGCCGCCGCCACGCTCGCCGCGACCTGGCCCATCCTGGCCGTCATCGCCGCTGCCGCCGCGCTGGGCGTGGCCTTCGCGCTGGCGTACGACGACGTTAAGGCGTTCCTCTCCGGGCAGGACAGCCTTATCGGCAACCTCATGGAGCGTTACGGCTGGTTCCGGGCGGCCATTGAGGGCCTCGGCGTCGCCTTCCGGGTCGTCGGGCGCATCGTGCTCGGCATCGCGGCGGCCGGCGTGCGCACCGCGCAGATCCTGATCTCGGCGTTCCGGGGCTTCTATGCCGTCGCCGCGCCGATCTTCTCGCTTTTCCGCGACGTGGTCGTTGCGGTCTGGTCGGCCATCGGCAGCGCAGTCATGGATCGGATCCGGCCGTGGCTCCCGTTCCTGCGCTTCGTGTTCGCCGCTCTGATCCAGGGCGTCCAGATCGTCGGCCAGGTCTTCGGCGCGGTCTTCCAGTCTATCGGCGATTGGTGGGACCGTGTGTTCGGGCGCATCGTCCGGGGCATCAACGCCCTAGTCAACGGAGCGCGCAGCCTGCTCGGCATGTCGGTCAGCGAGAACGCCCGGGCCGCCGCGTCCGGCGTAGGTGTCGGCCAGCGTCAGCTTGCAGGCGCGGCGGCCTCGCCGTTCGCCACGCGGCCCGGGTCGGTGAGCAACAACGCCAGCAACGTGCGCAACACCACGGTCAACATGGGCGGGGTCAACGTCAACGCGTCCGGGCAGGACCCCGACGCCGTGAGCCGCGCGCTCGGCTCGACGTTCGGCGCGGCGGCCTTCCAGTTCGACGACGGGGTGGCGCGCTAATGGCCTTGACAGCGACCAGCACCGAGGAAGCGACCGCCACCACCGACATCGTGGCCATTCGCCGTGCCGACACGGGTGAGCAAGTCTTCGCCGCCGCACGCCCCATGACGGCCAGCGTGTACGAGGTCGCGAAGGCCATGGAGCACCCGCTCGAGGACGGGGCGACCATCATCGACCACCTGGTCTTTCAGCCGGTCGAAATCGAAATGCCGCTCATGGTCACGGGGGAGACCGCGGCCGACGTGTACGACGAGATCCGCCAGCTATTCCGCGCCGGCATCCTGCTCTCCGTGCAAGCCAAGGCGCGCACCTACGACAGCATGCTCATCGTGGCCGTGCCGCATGACGAACGGCCCGAGGAGTTTGACGCCCTCACCATCTCGCTGCAACTGCGCGAGGCCGTCTTCGTGGCCAGTACGTTCGGCGGCGCGACGGTGGTGGCGCCCGCACCGACTACCCGAGCGCCCGCCGCCCGCGTGGCCACGACCCGGCGGGGGGCCCAGCAGACCACGCCCGCGCCGCCCGCCGCCGAGAGCCGAGGGTCGATCCTCTTCCGCCAGTTCGGGAGGCCGCAATGAGGGTCATTCCTCTGGAAGCCGTGCCCAACCAGGCGTTCACGGTGCGTGTCGACGATCAGGCGTTCGGCCTGCGCATCAAAGAGGCCAACGGCGTCATGGTCGCGGACGTGTCGGTCGGCGGCGTCGAGATCCTGTCGGCGGTCCGTCTGTGCGCCGGCACGCCGATCATCCCGTACGCGTACCTCGCGGGCGCGGGCAACTTCGCCCTGCTCACCGACGGCGGCGACCTCCCGGCCTATGCGCAGTTCGGCATCACGCAGACGCTGGTTTACGCGGCGCCGGACGAGATCGACTAGCATATGCACGTTTCGCCGACGTGTTCGTTTTCGGCGGGGTTTTATACTTGACGAGACCGTCAAAGCCGGTAAGTTAGGGCCCTAACCGAGAGGGACTGCCCGACATGACTAACCCCTTTGAGCCCGCCGTAACGCTGCTCGCGTCGGCCAGCACGATGCAGGATATTCTCAAGTCGGTCGCCCGGTTCTACGGCGGCGAAGAAAAAGACCCGATCGCTCGACTTGGGGGCTACTGGACGCTCCACTCCAAGCCAAGCGGCCGGGAGATCATGGGCGTCCGCATCGTGCTCTTGCGCGGGCGCTATCGGTTCGAGGCCACGCCGTGACCCCGCAAGACCGCCTCACCACATTCCGCTACCGCGCCGGTCTGGACGATCGCGACTGGGCGCTCGTCGCCAAATACCGCGAGGAGACGCGACGCCGAGACCTTGGGGCGCGATGGGTGGTCGGCGTCGCGCTGATCGGGTGCGTTGTCCTGACCTTCGCGTTCCTGCCGTTGGGGGCGTGGGTGCCCGCGTGCGGCCTGATCGGGCTGGGCCGAGGCGTACAGGGCGCCTCGGCAGGCCGCACCTAGCCCTGCCCCGCGCCGTGCGCTACACCTGCGCGCATGGTGGACACCCTCGACCCTCGCCTGCTGCGCGTCGGCATTGAGATCGACGGAGAGGTGCGCGTCTATGACGAGCGCCTCGATATCCGCGTGTCGGGCACTAAAATGGCGAGCGCGGCGCTCAACGAGTGCGAGGTCACGATCTCGAACCTGTCGCGCGACGTGCGCAACTACCTGCTCACCGAGACGAGCCCCTTCAACCCGAACCGCAAGCCCAAGCGCATGTACGTGGACGTGGGCCGCGTCTCGACCGGCCTGCAGCGCATTTTCGTCGGCGAGATCACGCAGTCTGCGCCGTCGCAGCCGCCCGATATCGGCCTGACGCTCAAGGCGCTCACGGGCGCCTATTCGCGCGGCCTCATCATCGCCCGCTCCGGCCTCTCGCAAGAGCCGCTCTCGGCCATCGCCGCCCGGGTCGCTGCGGACCTCGGCGTGCGGTTGGACTTTCAGGCAACGGACAAGTCGATCGGCAACTACGCGTTCAACGGCAACGCCCTGGCGCAAGTCAACGCGCTCGAACTGGCCGGCGGTGTGGACGCCTATCTCGACGACACGACGCTCGTGATCAAGAACCGCGACGCCGCCCTGCCCGAGCGGGTCAAGGTGCTCTCGCGCGACAGCGGCATGGTCGGCGTGCCCGAGGCGACGGAGCGCGGCGTCAAGGTGACCTTCCTGCTGGACAAGGACACCGTGCTCGGCGGGCGGCTTGACCTGCAAAGCGGCCTTAACCCGGCGCTCACGGGCAGTTATACGATCTACACGCTGGGCTTTGAGGCCGCGTCGCGCGAAACGCCCTTCTATTGGACCGCCGAAGCGTCCCGCAACGGATATGTGCCGCCGCAATGACCGACACCTACGCACCGCCCAGCGCCAACCCGGCCGACAGCAGTGGGTCGATGCAAGGGCTGCTGCGCGTCTTCGGCGAGAAGCTCAAGCAGAACACCGACGACATGCTGCCCGCCCGCGTCGTGGCCTACGACCGCGCCACCAACCGCGCCACCGTGCAGCCGCTCGTCCAAATGGTCACGACCACCGGAGAGCGTGTCACTCGCGCGCAGATCCCGTCCGTCCCCGTCTTCCAATATGCCGGCGGGGGCTTCGTGATCGCTTTCCCGTTGGCGCCCGGAGACCTCGGGTGGCTCAAGGCGTCCGACCGCGACATTGGCCTGGTCCTGCAGACGCTCGCCGACGCCGAGCCGAACACGGCGCGCACGCACTCCTTTCAAGACGGCATGTTCTTCCCGGACGTGCTGCGCCAGTGGACGCTCGACGGCGAGGACACCGAGCGCCTCGTCATCCAGTCGACGGACGGAGCCACGCGCATCGCCGTCGGCGCGGAGATCATCGCCGTGACCACCCCCGGCGCCGTCGAAGTGACCGCCGAGACCCTCACCGCGACCGTGACGACAGCGGACCTGACCGCCTCGGGCGGCGCGACCGTGACGACGCCCCTGCTGACCGTCGAGGGCAACCTGCTGGTCACCGGCACCATCACCGGGCAGGGTGGCCTTATTGGAGCGAGCGGGCTATCGTTCGAGACGCACAAGCATGGCGGCGTCGCGGCCGGCGCGGCGACCAGCGGAGGCCCCGTCCCGTGACCCTGTCCTTTGCCGTCACCGCCGACAATGATCTGGTCGTCGCCGCCAACGGTTCGCTCGCCCTGCTGCAAGCCGATCCCGCCATCCTGCAGACCTCGATCCATGCCGGCCGGACCCGTCTCGGCGAGTGCGTGCTTGACGCCCCCCGCGGCATCCCCTTCGGCTCAACGGCCTGGGCAGGCGTCCCGGACGTGCAGCGGTTCGTCGCGGCGCTCCGCACGCAGCTATTGGCCGTTGAGGGGGTCACGGGTATTGTCTCGCTCACCACGCGCCGCGCCGGGTCCAATCTCCGGTACGTCGCGACCCTGCGCACCGTCAACGGCATCGTGACCCTCAATGGCTGACTACGGCTATATCTCCGCGACCGGCACGGTGTTCCCGGATACCGGCGACATTCTCGCACAGGTGCAGGCCGAGTGGCGCGCCGCGTTCGGGCAAGACCTGATCGTCACGCCCGACACGCCGCAGGGCGTCATCATCACGCTGCAAACGCTCGCCCGGGACGCTTTGGTGCGCAACAACGCGGCGCTGGCCAACCAGATCAACCCGAACCTCGCGGGCGGCATTTGGCTGGACGCGATTTGGGCGCTGACAGGCGGCGCGCGCGTCGTGGCCACGCGGTCGATCGTGCGCGAGGTCGTCGTTGCCGGCGTCCCGGGCGCGCTGATCCCGCAAGGCTCGCAGGCGCGGGTCGGCGAGGCGGGCGCCCTGTTCGAGACGACCGGCGCGGTGACGCTCAACTCGCTCGGCCAAGGTCTCGCGACATTCCGCTCGGTCGAGTTCGGCCCTATCGGCGCCGCAGCGGACGCGCTGGACACGATCGTAACGCCCGTGCTCGGGTGGGAGACGGTCAACAACCCCACGCCCGCCGAGCCCGGCACGGTCACCGAGAGCGACGAGGCCAGCCGCGCCCGCCGTCGGGTCACGCTCGGGGCGCAAGGCGTCGCCCTGCCCGACGCGATCCTGGCCGGCGTCTGGAATGTCGCGGACGTGACCTCCGTCGTGTTCCGCGAGAACGTCACCGACGCGCCGCTCGTCATTGAGGACCAGACGCTCGACCCGCACAGCATCTACGTGTGCGTGGACGGCGGCCTCGACAGCGAGATCGGCGCGGCGCTGCTGGCCAAAAAATCGCTCGGGGCCGGGTGGAATGGCACCACAACGGTCGCCGTCACGGACGCTGCGTCCGGGCAGGTGTACGGCGTGTCATTCCAGCGGCCCGACGCCATCCCCATCTTTGCGGCGGTCGACGTGAAGGTGCTCGGGCCCGGCGGGGATCCGGCCGCCGAGGTGCGCGCCGCCATCGTGGCCTATGCCAACGGCGAGCAAGAGGGCGAGGCGGGGCTCACGATCGGGCAAGACGTGTCGGCGTTCGAGTTCGCCGGCGCCGTGAACCGGGCCGCGCCGGAGCTGTACGTCTCAAACGTCCGCATCGGCCTCGCGCCGGGCACGCTGGCCACCACGCCCATCGCCATCACGATCTCGGAGCGGGCGCAGGTGATCGCGGGCAACATCGTCGTCAACGTGACCTGACCCCATGGCCACGATCCAGCCCTTTGACCCCGGTGCGGACCTCGAGAGCGCCCTGCTGTGGCAGTACGAGGCGGCGACCGGCCTGCGCTCGATCGTCGAGAGCGAGCAAGCCTGGTTCGACACCAACCAGACGGCGTTCTGGTCGGACTGGTATCGCGACGTGTTCGACCTGCGCACGGCCAACGACTTCGGCCTGTCGGTCTGGGCGTTCATCCTCAACCTGCCCCTGCTGGCCTACGCGCCCGCGACTGGTGACCGCCCCGTGTTCGGCTTCGGTGCGTTCAACCTCAACTTCTTCGAGAGCAACTTCGGCCGCGACAACGACGCCGCGCTTCAACTCTCGACCGAACAACGCCGGCTGGCGCTCCGCCTGCGCTATTTCCAACTCACCACGCGCGGTGCGGTCCCGGAGATCAACGCGTTTCTCGCCTATCTCTTCGGCGACGATGGCGCCGTGTACGTGCTGGACGGTCTGGACATGACCGCCACCTACGTCTTCACCTTCCCGCCCAACGCCGCGCTGCTGTTCGTGCTGCAGAACTTCGACCTGTTGCCCCGCCCGGCTGGCGTCCGCATCAATATCCTGATAAATCCGGCTGACCGTTTCGGGTTCGCCCCGTATTATCTGAACTTCGATAACGGCAACTTCGGTGAGGGCGCATGAGCACGCAGCACTTTTTCAAGGTCCCGTTCGCGGCGAGCGGCGACATTTCGCCCATCCCCGACGCGGCCCAGGTTGACGGCTCGATCAGCTATACTGAGGGGTACGGGCTGGACTACGAGCTCGACCCCACCAGCGACCCGGACGCCAAGCGCATCGAGCGCACCAAGTTCAACGACCTCATGCGGGCGATCACCGAGAACGTCCAGCAGTACCAGTATTTCGGCAATCCGGAGTTCGTGACCACGGCGCAGAACGGCGGCACGCCCGTCTCGTACGCCAAGGGCGCGCTGGTCAACTACGACACGGGCGGCGGCGTCTTCCAGCTCTACGGCTCGCTCGTGGCCAACAACACCGTGCTGCCCGGCTCGGACGCGACCAAATGGCGCGCCATGGATATCTGGTCGGACAGCCTGATCGCACAGGCCGCCGATTACGTCACGCCGTCCAGCAACTCGCTCGTCACGTCGCCCGGTCGTCTGGCCACGGCGACGCGCGAAGGGCGTCTGACCTACGGCGCCGCGACCCGTGCGTCTGGCGCGTACTCCCTGACGCTGCCCGGCGCAGCTTTCGTGCTGACGCCGGGCGCTCTCGTGGACTTCACCGTCCCCGACGCCTCGCCGGCCGGCCCGTTGACCCTCAAAGTCGGCGCGCTGGCCACGGTCGCACTGCAATCCAACACCGAAACCGATCCCGCCGCGGGCGACTTGCAGCCCAGCCGCGTCTATACGGCGCGGTACAGTGGCTCCAAGTGGCTGATCACGCAGTCGCTGCCCTCGCAACTCACGCCGCCCCTGGCGCTCCCCGACCGCCTCGCCGCGACCACCGCGAGCGTCGCCGCTTCGACGGATCTCAATACCGCCCTGTCGAACGGCTGGTATCGGGCCGCGGCCGGCGTGACCAACGGCCCCGCAGCTCTGGCCGCGTTCGCCTTGCAGATCGAGGTCAGCGCGACGGACAGCAATAACGTCTCGCAGATCGCCCGCGCTCAGACCGGCGTCAGCAGCTCCAACACCGGCACTTACCAGCGGTTCCGCATCGCCGGCACGTTCGGCCCGTGGTTCCGCGTCTATGCGTCCGCGTCCGAGATCCAACTCGTCGCGGTTGAGCCGGGCATGGTTGGCCATACCGCCGCGCCCAGTGCTCCGAACGGGTGGCTGGTGCGTGACGGATCGGCGGTCAGCCGCACCACCTACGCCGCGCTCTTCGCCAACATCGGCACCATGTGGGGCGCGGGCGACGGCACGACGACCTTCAACCTGCCTAACACCTTGGCGGACGGCGGGTATTTCGACCGCGCCGGCACGCCGAACGGCACCAACTACGCCGACACGGTCGGCCCGCACACGCACACGATCACGCCGCCGAGCGTGGCCAGCGAGGGCAGCAGCGGGTTCACGGTGTCGGGGGCTACCGGCTCCGAGAGCATCTTGCCCTATACGTCGGGCGGCGTTAACTCGGCTGGGGACGGCGTGGAAACCGCCCCGAAGCACCAGCGTTACCTCCCCATCATCAAATACTAGAGGGCCGCCATGTCCGCGCAGGACCATATCGACGCCATCGGAGCCGCGCAGGTTCGCCTTGAGGCCACGCTCGCCGAGATGCTGGAAGAGGCCCGAAAAGCCAAGGCGCACGCCGACGATGCGGCGTTGCTGGCCAAGCGCGCCAACCGCGAGGCCCGGGAGCTTCACGCCCTGCAGGACGCCGCCCAGCGCGCGTATATCGCGGAACATGGCCCGAACGTCGTGCCGTTCTCGGGCGGCTCCAACAAGCCCGAACAGCCATGATCGCCGTTCTGTTCGCGGTCGCCGTGTTCCTGACGTGGGCGGTCAGTCAATGGGCCGCCTGCGACGACCGCAAGCACGTCGACGCGCTCGGCGTGAGCCTCATGCTCGTCGTGAGCTTCATTCTGACCAACGTCCTTGAGATCACGGTCGGCTGGCCGGACATGGTCGTCTGGTTCCCGTTCATGGACGCCGCGTTCTGCGCGATGCTCTATTTCAACTGGCGACGCCACCCGCGCGCGTGGAAGGCCGTGGTCATGGCGTCCCTCGTTGCTCAACTCGTGTCGCACTTCGGCGTGACTGTGCTATGGGAGGGTGATCAGCTCACGCATGCAGGCACGTACCTGTACGCCACGTTCATCAACGGCGCTTTCGCCCTTCAACTTCTCGCCACCGGGAGCGTCGGAATTGGTCATGCTGTGGGTCGCCTGTTCGCTTCTCGGCGTGATCTTCGGGGGTTGGTTGCTGACACGGGTGCTCGGGGGTGAGCGGCCCGACGCTGGAACGTCTCGACGAACGGACGACTAACCACGCGGGCGACATTGCCGCTCTGCAAGGCGAGGTGAAGGCGCTCTGGCGCATCGTCTATTGGGGCAGCGGCGTGTGTGTCGGGTTTGGCGCCGTCGCCGCGCTGCTCGTGCCGAAACTCATCAAGGTGCTGAACCTGTCGTGACCGAAGCGCCCGAAACCCTCGCCGAAGCGACCGCGGCCATCACTGCGAGCGTCACGGGCCCGGGCACGCCGGACGCGGTGCACGCCGTTGCGCGCGAGGACGGCCTGACGCTTTGGATGCGCAATCTGGCGGGGCCGGCGCTGTGCGCCATCATCGTGCTTGTAATCGTCGTCCTGTCCAACCTGCAGACCCTGGTCGGTGTCGCCGCGTTGTGGGGCGAGATCAGCGAAGTCGTCCGCGTCCACTACGTCGGCGGCATCGGCGTGGCCTTGGCCATCATGGTCGGCCTGCTGATCTGGCGCATGGTCGCCGGGAAGCCCACGCGCATCGAGGTGAAGGCCGGCCCCGGCTCGTTCGTCCTTGAGGGCGACGGGGAGACCTGACTAGGTCGCAGGGTGTACAAGGGGCCGCAATGGCGGCAGGCCCGCGAACCGTCCTTGGCTTTCTGGATCCCGCGCTTTCCGCATTTCGGGCAATGGGCCATGTCGGTTCCTAGGAGGGGTTGAGCGTGCGACCCTTCGCCTTGGGTCCTACGGGTCGCACGCTCGCGCCCTTCTTGCTGCAGGGACCGGGATCCCTTATTGCAGCGCCGAATGGCGCTGCACGCTGGCCGCTCCTCTAGGACTTAGGGCACGAGGGTACAGCCGGCGGAGGCTATTTAGGCAAAAGCGCGCTCACATTGGAGAGCGGCAAGGCGGCCAGATCGGGATTGTCGGCCAGCAGCTTCGCGGCCAGTTTGTCGCGGGCGGCGCGGGCCTCGGCCGATTTGATACGGGCGATTGCGTCGGCTTCCTGCGCGGCGATGGCTTGCGCGGCGACCGTGTCCACGCGGTCGACCAGCCATTTGATCTGCACGGCGCTATCGAAGTCGATCTCCACGTCGACGGCTTCCACGCGGGCGACGGTCATGCCGTGGCGGGTGTCCGTGGGGATTACGACATGATCGCCGATTTTGAGGTCCTGGTCGAACGTCTTGAACGTATGAAACGGCGCGGCGCCCGTTCCGTCGCCGTTCTTTTCGTACGAAACGGCGACGGCGCGCACGTCCTTGTTGATCAGAAAAATGGCGGTTGAGAAGTTCATGGCTGCAATCCCTCTTGCGATGATTTTGTAAGACTAGACCGGCGTGACGGTCCCGTCAACCCTTCCTGTACCGCCGCCCGCGCCAGCCGCCCGCCGCGCTGATCGGCCACGGGCCGGTCTCGTCGTACGCCCAAGGCGGCATTGTACCCATGATGCGCTCGACCTCTTCCACGCTGCCCGAGCCGGCCGGCACCTCGACCACGATCTCGTCGTACACGTGCAGCACGGTCGGATAGCCCGCGGCGCGCAGGCCGAGGATCCCGTAGCGGAGAATGTCGTGCGCCGTGGCCTGGACGACGTTCTCGGTCAGTCGCCCGCCGTAGGTTTCCATGGGCACCCAGCCCATCGCGCCGTATTTCGGGTTCGAGTTCCACGTCATATAGACGATGCTCAACTCGTCGGCCCGGCGCGCCGACGGATAGAGACGGGGCGACCAGTACGTCAGCTCGCGGCCGGACAGCAGCCGGATGATCAGGGCGTCTCCGCGCATGAAGAACCGCACGCCGCGCCAGTCATAGACCGTGCCGGGGTTCTGGATCGCCGCGATGGCCATGCCCTCGTAACCGAACAGCTCGGGGCGCCGGTCGCGATCCCACGGCAGGCCGCGGTACTGGCCGCCCCACAAGTCCACGATGGCGGGCGACGCAGCGCGCCATGCGAGGATCTGCGCCTTGATCACGTCGTCCGGCTCGGTGCTGCCGAACGCCTTGTAAGAGCCAATCCAGCCGCCGAAGCCGCAATTATGGACTATGACCGGCCCGTCCTCGCTGGCGATCACGAAGCGGTTGCGCGGCCCGGCGTTCGCTATGTCGTAGGTCACGGTGCGCCCGGTCGGCGGATAGGGGCGCAGCGGCGTTCCGGCGAGGTGCGATGCTGCGGCGAGGACGCGACCCCAAACACCTGACCCCACGGCGATCTCATAGGCGGTCCGCCACCCGTCGCCCGCCCAGAACTTATGGTCCGGCGTCACTGTGATCCCGGCGAGTTGCATGACGTGCCGAAGGCCCCGGTCCACGACGCCGCCATGCCGCACCCATTCAACGCCATCGTGGACTTCGTCATCCGCAGCGACATTCTCGATAGGCTTCCAGCCGTGCGAAGTCAGGACCAGCGTGTCGGGGCTGAGGCAAGCAAGCTCGGACACCTTGCCGATCGTCTGTCGGTCGGGGTGGTGGTCGCCGTGCTCGGCGTAATACGCGAGGTACTCTTCGAGTGGCGTGCCGGTAATCTTGGACGCCCCGACCAGATATATCGGATCGCCGTTGCGGAACGCGTCGATGCGCCATTGCTCGCCGGCCAGCATAGCGATGACCACGGCCTCGATCGCGCTGTAGTCGCTGGCGATCAGGTCCATGCCCGGGCCCGCGACGAACAGGCCGCGCAGGCACCCCGAGATTGACAGCAGCGCATCGCCGAAGAACCACTCGACGAGCGGCAGCGACTTCGTGGCCATGATCTCAAGCACGTGATCGACCGCCTCGGCCGACCATTTTCCGCGCTTGGCGGTCGCTGCGTCCGCTCCGCACCACGGGCACGCGCTGTGTCGGGGCGTAAACGGCCTGCTGCATGCGCACCAGGACAGGTTGGGGCCGGCGCGTGGCAGATTGAGCGGCTGCGGCCCCTCGCCCGTCGGGCGCCCCGTCCGCGCGCCGTGGTGGATGATCAGATTTAGGAGGCGGTCGGCGCGGTTGGCCTGGTGCTCCATGGCGTACAGTTTCTTGACGGACGCCGAGCCGATCAATTGGCGGATCTCCAACACCCGACGCGGCGCCCACGACCCGCCCGGCGGATGCGGCGGGAGCCGGGCGAGCGTCTCGTCGATCGCCTCCTCGTCCATCTTGTCCATGTGCACGCCAAACGCGGCCAGCCACCCCTTCGTGGCCTGCAACTGCGTCGGGTCCAGCCCGCCGGTCAGCGCACGGAACTCGTCGCCGTAAACGTCAAGGGCCTGCTCGAGCACGGCCATGCAGTCGCGGAGCGCCGGGCGGTCCACGGCAATGCCGCGCCGGTTGATCTCCTGGTCGACCATCCAGAACACGAGTTCGTCATCGCTCATGGGCGGCGTGGCGGCGCTGGCGGCCTGCTCGGCCTCAACGTCCCGGTCGCAATACAGGCGATACGCCTCGAACTGCTCGGGGTCCTCGTGGGGCAGGATGCGGCGGCGCGGGTCTTTCTTCGTCGGGTCGCGCGGCATCGAAAAGACCTTCATCAGCCGCGTGCCCTCCTTGTCCTTGGCGGACGTGCCGAGGACAGCGGCCAGATTGCCCAGTGCGCCCGGCAGGGAGGCCACGCGCGCCTTGGCCGCGCTGCACCGGAGCTGATAGACGAACGGGGCGAGCGACGGCCAGCCATAGAGGCGCGTGCACCCGTTCTCCCAGCACAGATACTCGAACATCAGGTTGTGACATTCCAGCAGCCCGCCCCGCGCGAGGTGGTCGAACAGGTCTTGTGGGGGCGGGTCGCCGGGCCGCCAGCGCCGCACGCCGCGCCCGTCCTGCAGGTCATACGACGCGGTCAGCACCTCGAACGTCGGGTGCTCCGTATAGACCGCCGTGCCGACCACGGGCAGGCCCTTCGACCGGGCGCCCTGCGGCGCTTCGTGCTTGCTGGTCGCGGGGTTCCAGACGTACCCCGCCTCGCTATAGGTCTCCAGGTCGAGCGCGGGGAGGGTCACGAGGTCCAGCGCATCCAGTCGGCGCGTTTGAAACGACTGTTGAACGGTGACCAATCGTCCGGTCGCTCTTCTACGAACCGCCACTCGATCTCCGCTTGCGGGTCGTCGTGACACGCCCGGATTACGGATTGAGCGTCGTCCGCGTCGTTGGCGATGACGGCGGCGCAGACCACGGGGGTGTCGTCGCGATAGCCCGAAACCCACCAGGGCGTATGCACTTCAAAATCAAGGCTCGATGCGTACCAGCTAACCCAAAAACGGCGCATGTCGGTCTCCCCGGAAAGGTGGGCCAAAGGGGCGCGCTACTAAGCCACGTCGATTAAGCCGCCCGGCGTTAAAAGGGCGGCCCCCTAAGAGCCCTGGTTGTGGCCTAGACGACCAGCAGGCCCTCGGCGATCAGCATCTCGTCGGTCCAGCCGGCGGCGATGTACGCCTCGTACGTGGTGGTCGCGGCGGCGGTAAGCTGGCGCACCGGGGCGGCGGGAGCGGGCGCAGGGGCAGCAGGCGCGGGAGCCGGTGCGGGCGCAGGGGCCGGGGCAGCAGGCGCGGGCGCCGGAGCAGGCGCAGCAGCGGCAGGCAACGCCGGAGCCGGTGCGGAGAGCGGGGTCGCGCCGGCAGGCAGGGCCGCACCACCGCCGAACGCCTCGCTGGCGGACGGGCCGCCCTGCACGATGATCTCCGGCCCCTCGGCGCGGACGCACAGCATGTTGAGGTTCATGTACACGCCGGGGCGCTGGGCGTTGTCATTGCCCGCGACGCCGCCGCTCACCTGCACGTACCAGCCGGTCTTGCACTCTCTGGTCTCGACGAACACGCCCGGCGTGGCCTCCCGGAACACGCCCGGAGCGCCGATGCTGGCGCCGCGCGTATAGCGGATGACCCAGTGCCCGGCGAACCCTTCGCGCTCGGACCACCGCTTGCCCGCCGTGTCTACGCCGTCGCCGTCGATCACCTTGTAGGAGAACGTCGGGTGCGTGCTCGGAGCATGCGCGCCTTGCGGGAAGAGGTGCGGAAACGCCCGGAACGCCTCGGCCTTGATCCCGCCGAGGTGTTTGCCGACCGCGGATCCCGTGGCAATTTCCTGCTCGATCGTCGTGGCGCCCGCCGTCTTCGGGTAGGCCACGGCGACGAAGAACTGCGGATTGGGCTGGCCGGCGTTCGGCCCGGTCTTGATCGTGCGAGGCGCACCGTTCTGGTCCTTGTCGGACGGCTTGAAGGCATCGCCCTGGACGAGACGGCCGGGGGGCGACGTAAATGCTGTGGCGTTGGCCATGGTCTTACTCCTTGCCCCCGAACACTCGGGCGGCGGTTGAGGCATCGCGAGGCGTGAGCTTCGCGGCGCCGGATGGTCTCTCTGCGTAGGCGGCGATGACGGCGGCGTCAAGCCCCAAGTCGCGCGCCTGGTTGGGGGTAATGGCCTCGGACGGTTTGCGCAGGTCCACGCCCATCATATCGCCGAGCGCGAACACCTCGACGGGCGGCTTGGTCCACCGTTCGCGGGCTTTGCCGTGCGTTATCGCCCAGCCCGTTTCGGACCCTTTGCGCGTCTCGGCCATCACCGTGGCCTCGACCGCGTCGATATGGCCCTTGAGCCGCTGCTGTGCGATCTGCAGGTTGCGCAGGTGCAGCCCGAGCGCGGAGGGCGGCAGGTCGCGAGGCACCGCCTTGCCTGCCATGTCGACGATATTGAGCGCAACGGCCTGCGCCGCCGGGCATCCGTGGTTCGCCGCGCAGTATCGGCAGTGCTCGCCGGTCTGCGTCGTCGGATCGGGCCCGGTCGCCGCTTCGGCCATGCGCGCCAGCACTTCGATCTCGGCCCAGATCACGCGGCCCTTCGTGTCCCATCGGCGCACCGGGCCCACGTCGTCATAGTTGCGGGGCTGCACGATGCGCAGCGACACGTCCAGATCGGCCACGTCCTCGGCGGTCAACTCGTACGCCTCGAACACGCCGGCCGCGTAGGCCACGAGCTGCGCGTTGGCGAACGGGTCGACATAGCCGTGGCCGTATTTGTAGTCCCACACGATCAGGCGCTTGCCCGCCAGGTCCAGCAGATAGGCGTCCGGCGTGCCCTCGCACAACGCGTGGACCATGCCGTGCATGGTGAGGCGGGTCTCGACGCGCAGGGTGGGGTTCGGGCCGGTCGGGGCACGGTTCCATTCCGCGAATACGTCGTCCACGAAGCACTGCCCGGCCTCGATCATCTCCTCGTCGATCGGGTGGCCGTTGGGCGCCAGCGTGCCGACGGGGTGGATGCGGCCCTGCACGGCCTCGGTGACATAGAAGTGAGCCGCCGTGCCCTCGCGGGCTTTCAGGCTCTCCTCGTCCTCGGGGTACAGCGCCTCTAGCACATACGACCCGGCGCACTTCGACCAGATCGGGGCGGAAGAGGGGCGCAGGAGGGGTTGGGTGGTCATGCGGGGTATCTCCATTGCCAGCCGGCCTCGTCGCTCGCGCGGAGGGCCGATTTGTTGTCGAAACGCCAGACGTGCGGCGCCGTACCGGGAGGGGAATAGCGCGCCCCAAGCGGGCGGCCATCACGGAACCGCATCTCGATCCGCGTCCCGTCGCGCGGAGCGTCGGTCATATCTCGCCAGCGGGTGCGCTCAACGAACGCCGCGACCACGTCGTCGATGCTCTCCGGGGTCATTGCTCGGGCTCCACAAGTTCAACGTCGCAGGCTTCGATATCGCCATAGCCCGTGGTTAGAATAACGTGCGAGCGTTGGTTGGTGAGGCCGCCAGGCTCGTACCAGTCCTCGCCGGTCATGTCCTGCCCGCCGCTCGGCGGATAATAGTCCCCGGTCATGCGGACCCGTTTCGCCAGCACCGTCGTCAGATAATCCGTCAGGTCGCGGGGCTGGTCCTCGTAGTGGATGCGGCGTTCCTTGCCGCCCCACCCGCGCGCACGCACTGCGCCGCGCGCCAGACCATCGACGATCTCTCGCTTGACCCGAAACGGCACCTCGTGCGCGCCGTCCGTAAAGCCCAGCAAGCGCATCGCCTCCGTGAACTGCGGGTGGTCGGCGAACTCTTCGCGTAGGTCCACGAAGGTGAGCGGATAGCCGACGCGTTTGATGAACCGGGGCCGCACGATGCGCACCGTGTCGCCGACCCGGAAAGCGCGCCCCATCACAGTTCCCCCAGCGCGGACAGGTACAGGTCGGTGATCGCGTCCTCCTCCTGCCGCTTGGCCTTGTCCTGGCGGCGGATGCGAATGACCTTGCGCAGGATCTTCACGTCGTACCCTTCACCCTTGGCCTCGGCGAAAACCTCCTTCATGTCGGCCATGACGGCGGCCTTGTCCTCTTCGAGCCGCTCAATGCGCTCGATCACGGTGCGCAGCCGCCCTTGCGCCGCGCTAGTGAGCACGTCGGGTGACGGGTCGTTGGGCAGGTGGTGCGGGTCGTCGGTCATGCCGTGCGCTCGGCGATCAGCGCGTCGAGGCCGGCACGGAACTGCGGGATAAACGCGGCGTTGGCGGGGGCGACGAGGTCACGCAGACTCGTCAGGCCCAGCCCGGTCGCAATGGCGATTGTGTCGGCCGCCGTGATGACGCCCTGCGCCTGCGCCGCCGTGGCCACCTTCATCGCCTCGGCGAACTGGTCGGGGCCGCTCGCGCCAGTCGGTGCGGGAGCCGGGGGCGGCGGTGCGGGCGCAGCGGCCGGCGGGGGCGGTGCGGCGGCGGGGATCGGGGCGCCCGCTTCGGGCGGCGAGACCAGACCAGCCGCCACGGCTTCGCGCAGAGTGCGTTTCGCGGGCGTCTCCGGCTCGGGGTATGTCTCGCGCAGTTCGGCCCGCACCTTCTGCTCGACGAGCTGGTTGAGGCCGCGGCGCTTCATCCAGACGCCGTTGGCGGACTTCTTGCCGTTGCTGCTGTGGATCCGCTCGTCCCACGGCAGGCCCTCGGCGTCGAGGTCCACGTCAGAAGGGGATGCACTGCTCGTCGCAGTCGAGCCAATGGGCATGATCGGGGACGGGGCGGCCTGCGTACCAGCCGGGGCCGATGCGGGCGCGGTGGCCGAGGCGACAGGGACGAAAGGGCTCGCACTGGCCCCGAACGCCGCTTCGGGAGTGAGCGGTTCGGACAGCACCACCGTGGTCACGTCGGCCTCGGTGAGCGGACGCGGTTCGGTGGGCAGGATCGCCACGTCGGAGCGCGGGCGGGCGGGCGCGGCGGGTTCGACACCCGTAAACGGCAGCATCGGCTCGACCGTCCCGGTGATCTCCAAAGACCCAAGGGCCTCGGTCACGGCGTCGGGGTGCAGCGTCATCAGGAGCGCGGCGAGCGCCCCGGCTTCGAGGGGCCGCAAGTCTGCGGTGGTGATTTCAATCTTGATAGCCACGGGGCTGATCTCCTGCTTGACAATGCGTCCTCATACCATGCATGACCGGGCCGTCAAGGGAGAACGCAACGTGCTGCACAAACTGATCGAACGGGTCGCGGCCCTCAACCCCGCCGCTGGCGAAATAGGCGACGGGATGCTGGCCACGCTGGTCGCCGAGGCATCCATGGCGCGCGACGACCTTGCCGCCCTGACCGCGTTGCTGGACCGCGACCTCTCATATGTCGGCGGGGAGGTGCGTATCCCCTGCGCCAGTCACGCCGACGCGATCGCCACGGTGGCGCGGGCTCGCCGGGCGTTGGGTCTGTGAGCGACGTTACGCTTGGCCGGGGCCGCTTCATGCTGGGCGATTGCCTTGAGCGGATGCGCGAGCTGCCGGACGCCTCGGTCGATATGGTCCTGTGCGACCTGCCGTACGGGACGACGCAGAACAAATGGGACGCAGTGATCCCGTTCGAGCCGCTCTGGGCGCAATACTGGCGGATCGCCAAGCCCGGCGCGGCGGTGGTGCTCACGGCCGCCCAGCCGTTCACGTCAGCGCTTGGCGCGAGCCAGCTTGAACATCTGCGGTACTCGCTTGTCTGGGACAAGGTTCGCCCCGTGGGTCATCTCATGGCGAAACGACGACCCATGCAAAGGCACGAAGACGTTTTGATCTTCTCGCGAGAGACACCTCCGTATAATCCGCAAGGTCTGGTGGCGAGCGGAAAGGTCAATCGGCGCTCTTCGTCGGGCGACAACTACAATAGCGCGGGGACGGCGAATGTCGCTGAGTTCACGAACTACCCGCAAAGTATTCTAGCGTGCGTCTCGGAGCGCGGGGACCATCCCACGCAAAAACCCGTCGCGCTGTTCGAATACCTGATCCGCACCTACACCGACGAGGGCATGACGGTGCTCGACAACTGCGCCGGTAGCGGCACGACCGCCGTGGCCTGTGAGCGTACTGGGCGGAACTGGATCTGCATCGAGCGCGACGAGGGCTATTACTGGCGGGCCGTTGCGCGCGTCATGGACGAGGTGGCCCGATGATCCTTCGGCCCTACCAGCAGCAACTTGACTATGACGTGGACCAGGCGTGGCAGCGCGGTGCCCGCAATGTGCTCATGCGCCTGCCGACCGGCGGGGGCAAGACGGTCCTGCTGGCCACCATGGTGCACCGCCATCAGGGCGCGTCGTGCGTCATTGCTCACCGCGACAACCTGCTGCTGCAGCTCTCGCTCGCACTGGCCGCGGCGGGCATCCGGCACAACATCATCGCCTCGGCCGTCACGCGGCGCCAGATCATCGCCGCGCATATCCTCAAGACTGGTCAGACGTGGTTCGACCCGGGCGCGCGGTGCGCCGTCGCGTCGGTGCGCACGCTCAACGCCGTGAAGGGCCTCGATCACTGGTTCGCGCAGGTGACGCTCTGGGTCGTGGACGAAGGGCACCACCTCGTCGTGGACAACGAGTGGCACACGGCCATTTCCAAGTTCACCCACCCGGCCTGTCGCGGCCTACTGCCCACCGCCACGCCGGCCCGGGCGGACGGCCAGGGCCTCGGGCGCCATGCGGACGGCGTGGCGGACGTGATGGTCGAGGGCCCATCGGAGCGGTGGTTGATCGACGAGGGCTATCTGACCGACTACCGCATCGTCATGGCCGAGAGCCACCTGACGCGCCTGCTGGAAGCCGAGAAGGTCGGCAAGTCCGGCGACTACTCCCCGGCGACGCTCAAGCGCACCGCCCACGAGGCGGGCGACAGGTTCATCGGCGACGTGGTCGAGACCTATCTCAAATGGGCGGCCGGCAAGCTGTGGATCACGTTCTGCCCGGACGTTGACACCGCGGTGGTCACGGCGGCGCGATACAACGCGGCGGGCGTGCGGGCCGAGGTGCTGACCGGCGACACCGAGTACGGCTACCGGTTCAACATCCTGCAGCGCTTCGAGCGGCGCGAGATCCTGCAGCTCGTCGTCGTGGACATTGTGTCGGAGGGCTTCGACTGCCCGGCCATTGAGGGCGCGTCGTCGGCGCGCAAGACCGAGAGCCTGCCGCTATTCCGCCAGCAGTTCGGCCGCACGCTGCGTCCGTTCTACGCCGAGGGCTTCAACCTGGACGACCGGCGCGGACGCCTCGACGCCATCGCCGCCAGTCCCAAGCCCCGCGCGGTCTGGATCGACCACGTCAACAACGTCGGCAACCCCGCGATCGGCCTGCCCGACCGTCCCATGATCTGGACGCTCGACCGCCGAGGGTCACGCAAGGGCGGCGGGGGCGACGGCATCCCGCTGCGGGCATGCATTGGCCGCCCGCCCGAGGCTCCGGGGTGCATGCAGCCCTATGAGCGGTTCCGCATTGAGTGCCCGTACTGCGGCACGCCGGCCCCGCCGCCTGCGTCGCGCTCGTCACCCGAGGCCGTGCAGGGGGACCTCGTGGAGCTCGACGCCGAGACGCTCGCCCGGCTGCGCGGCGCGGTCGAGGCGCGGGACGTGCCGCTCGAGGAGTACCGAGTGCACGCCCTGCAGACGCAGCCCGCCATCGCCGTCATGGCCAACGTCAAGCGCCACGCAGCCGCACAGGACGCCCAGACCGCGCTACGGGCCGCCATGACGGCGTGGTGCGGCGCCCGGCTCCGCGAGGGCCTGCGCGACCGCGAGGTGCACCGCGTGTTCTGGGAGACGTGGGGCGTGGACGTGCTCACGGCCCGGGCGCTCGGACGTGCCGAGGCCGAGACCTTGACGGCGCGGTTGACCGGCGCGTCACAGTGAGGCATGAGGGGTGCATGACTGCGCTTTACAACGAGATCGACGAGTTCGCGGCGAGCTGGTTGGAGCAACTGATAGCCGAGGGGCAGATCGCCCCGGGCGTCGTGGACCGGCGCAGCATTGAGGATCTGGACCCTGACTATGTTCGACGCTTCCGCCAAGTCCACCTGTTTGCCGGCATCGGCGTGTGGAGCCTCGCCCTGCGACGCGCTGGGTGGTCTGACGACCGCCCAGTTTGGACAGCGTCTTGCCCCTGCCAACCTTTCAGCGCGGCAGGCAAAGGCGCTGGGTTTGACGACGAGCGGCATCTCTGGCCCGCCCTCTTCCACCTCACCACGCAGTGCCGCCCTGACGTTGTCCTTGGCGAACAGGTTGCAAGCAAGGACGGCCTCGCTTGGCTCGACCTTGTACACGCTGACCTGGAAGGCGCGG